AACGTGGGCGCTGAAATGGAATCTGATGATGGCAGTAAATACCTTTTGCTCGAGCGCTGGTTTAACCCGGCTGGCGTCCCGGATCTTTCCGGCAAAGGCGCAAAGTCCATCATGCTATGGCGATTTGATGTTAAGGACCGCGATGGATCAGGTCAGCCATCAAGTGCCCCGGCTGCGTCTGGTGCCGGCCAGCAGGCCAAAGATAATTTCAACGACGATATCCCATTCTGAGGTGACAGCATGCAAGAATTTATCAATATCCGCGGCTGGGCCCACCAGCGCAATCTGATTGCCGGCAGCACTCCGGAAAAGCAAATGGTCAAGCTGCTCGAGGAAGTGGGTGAGCTGGCTGCAGGCGTGGCGAGAAACAATGGCTCAAAGATCATGGACGGTATCGGCGACACGGTCGTGGTCCTAACCATTCTGGCCGAGCAGTACGGAGTCAAGATCGAGAGCTGCATTCAGATGGCCTATGACGAAATCAAGGACCGCAAAGGCAAGATGATCAACGGCGTGTTCGTGAAGGAAGCCGATTTGTAATTGGTAAAAGCGGATGCCGCCGTGCGACTCGCCGCCTGAAAAGGTCGCCGGTATTGCAGACGGACGCAGCGAGTAACCTGACAGCCGGGAAAGACCGGCACTTAACTAAGGGGAGCCACATGAAATATATTATCGCCATCTGGCTGGCAGCTACCGCAACAATGAGCTACGCAGCCTGTACCTACAACACCTATTGCAGCGGCGGACAATGCGTCTACTGCACCACCTGCTGCTACGGCGGCAACTGCAATACGACCTGCAATTAATCGCATGACACCCCGGAAAGACGGGGTTTTTTTTCGCCTAAAAAAAGCTTGACCGCTTCATGTGTTTTGGATTTATAATCCAGCTACCACAAACACATGGAGCTAAAATGGAGTCCCCAAGAATTACAGCGGCCAGACAAGGCCAGCGGAAATATACCGGCAAGCCGTGCCCAAAGTGCGGATGCAATGAACGGTATGTCATCAATGCCGGGTGCGTAGACTGCACAAAAAAAGGATCGACCGCGGTCACTGACAAGGTCAGGGGATTGCTGGATCAGGCAGCAAAGGCAGGTGCGTGATGCACTACTACAATTTCAACATTGGCGATTACATCAAGCACACGATGCATTTGACAATCGAAGAGGACATTACGTACCGTCGATTGTTGGACCTGTATTACGATACCGAAGCGCCAATACCCACCGATATCCATTGGGTTTCCCGTAGGTTACGCATGGGTTCTGAGGTGGTCGAATCGGTACTCAATGAGTTTTTCATTTTGACTGAAGAAGGGTACCGAAACCACCGTGCTGACGCTGAAATTGCGGACTACCATGCATACATTGACAAGCAGAGATCGAACGGAAAGCTAGGCGGCAGGCCGAAAAAAAGCAATGGGAAACCCACCGCTAACCCAAGCCAAACCCAAGTCGAACCCAAAAAAAGCCTAAACAACAACCAACAAACAACAACCAACAAACAAGAAACAGATAGTAAAGCACCTGCGGTGCAATGCCCTCCGGGCATTCTTGAAACTACTTGGGCTGACTTTGTTAAACATCGCAAAGCCAAGAAGGCACCAATCACGGCGACTGCCATCAAAGGCATTCAGCGTGAAGCAGACAAAGCAGGCATGAGTCTGGACGCTGCACTGCAGATCATGTGCGCACGAGGATGGACAGGCTTCAACGCGGAATGGGTAAAACCGGACCATGAAAAAAAACTGACACCGGCAGAGCAGTCCCGCCGGGCGGCAGGTATCGCAATCTTTGGAAACTTGGAGGCACAGCGCAATGAACTCAGAACCATCAACCCGTCGTTTACCAGAACCTTGGATTCAGAAGATATTCGCGACGATGCAGGGCCACTACGGATCGAGGTGGATGAATATGTGGAGGATCGGTCAGACTTTATCTGACGGTCAGGACGCAGGCATCGTCAACGCGATGGACATCTGGGCCGAGAAGCTGGGCGGATATTACGAGTCGCCTGAGACAATCAAGCGAGCTCTCGAGAACCTTCCAGACGAACCGCCGACGTTGCCGAAGTTTAAAGAAATGCTAAGGCAGGCATGGGTGCCACCGGGAACGCTGGCACTGGGCTACGAGTTTTCGAAAGAGGATTTAGCCAAGAACAAGGCGCGCATTGCTGAACTACTGTCGGGCATGAAGCAGAAAATGGAGATGCCTAAATGATCCGGCCAATGTACGAGAACAGCACAACGCTTGAAGCAGAGCGCAAAGCAATCACGCGATATGCCAAAGCATGGAATTACGATGTACGTAAATTGCCTATACGATATAACGTCGATTATGCAATGCTGAGTCAGTCGAGTATTACTGCATGGGCTGAGATCAAGTGCCGCAATGTTGATGTCAATCAATATCCGACACTGATGATCAGCGCTGAAAAAATATGGGCAGGTCTGAGGATGTCAGCAATTAGCAATATACCGTTCATTTTGATTATCGAATGGCTTGATGTACTCGGAGCGCTTGAAGTAAAAAAGGAACACACGCTTGATGTGCGTATTGCTGGCAGAAAAGATCGAGATGATTGGCAAGACATGGAGCCAATGATTTTTTTCCCAACAAACATTTTTGATTTTTCGAAAGGAAATTAAAATGGAAGAGCAAAAAAAATTCGAACACAAAAAAACAGTGATGGTAAACACCGGCAAAGTTTTGATCGGTTGCGCATACCAGCCACCACCAGCAGGCTACGATGATGATGACGAATACGTTTGGCAAGCCGTCATGCTTAATGACAAAAACAGCGTTCGATCAGCATTTGCTCCGGTCACTAATGTGCTGACCAGAATGCAAAAGATGTTTCGCATAGCATGAGCTGCGATCCAAATGCATGCCCCAAGGCAAATGCAAAACAAGGAATGGTGACTTTGGTTAATGGCAATCAAGTTTGCACATACTGCCCAAGATGGATGATTGAATGTGAAGCATCATTCATTCTCACATTTCCATTACAGGCACGAAGAGCAATGCTCGAGGACAGAGAAAAGATCCGCGGTAAAGATTCAGTGGATCAATTGAGAAACGTGATGCGTGAAATACACGAGAAACGGAGAAAAGCATATGACTCGGATCATTAGCATTATTGCGGTATGTCTTTGGCTATCATCATGCGCTGAAGTTTTTTTGGCCAACAAAAAATTTATAGACAAAGATGGAAATCAAATTGCATTGACTGATGCATTTCCAAATGTATTTGATGAAAGTAATGAAATAGTTACCTCGCCATGTTTTAAATTACCGAAAGCTTATTACTATAAAAAAGATGAATACATAGTGAACGGCTGCTGGTATTACGCGGATGAAAAAATTGTTTTCATCTCATTCGACAACACTGCAAAAATATTTACACCACAATGGATATCTCAAAATACAGCGAAAAACTAATTTATGTTTACATGTTATGCGTTGCAATAGGTAGCATGTACATGGTGTCGTTAATACAAAACGATAACCCAAACATGTTGCGATGTGACATCGCAGAAATTTCACCAGACTTTACAACAGAGCAGCGGCAAATATGCCGAGAAAAACGGAGAGTAAAAATTGAACGCGAAAAAAGCCAAGGGACTACGCAAGCTGATAAAACATGCACACAAGAATCTGAACGAACATGCGTTTAAAGAAATGGGAATAGGATTGAGTGCAGCACAATTAACCGTGGCAGGTGATACGCAACGGGGACAATACCTCGCAATGAAGCGATGGATAAAAGGAGAATACAAAAAATGAATACGTTAAACAACGAGGACATTATCCGCAGATTTTTAGACCTGCATCCAGATATCCCGCTTGATGGGGATAACAGATACGCCATCCGATTAGGGACTATCAGTCGTATGCTGGAAGCTGGTGCAGCAGCAGAACGCGAGGCGTGTGCGAAGGTGGCTGACGAATGGTCGAAACGCCCTGATGATGTTGGTGGGTACATCGGGCGAAACATCCGCGCAAGGGGGCAGTCATGACCATCACACTAACCCGCGAGGAAGCGCAACGAGTACTGGATGCGCTTGTAAATTGGGATGCAAGAGGGCGACTGCGACTAATCGAAACCCTCCGCGCCCGACTTGAGCAATCAAAAGTTGCCAGAGAAGGCCCAGTTCGGGAGTGGGCACGAATTTCACAGGCTGAACCGGAGCCGGTGATGTTGATGGATGCGCCGTTGCTTCTAAATGGTCAACCACTCTACACCACCCCACCACAGTTTGAACCGGAGCCAGTAGCAGACAAGTACTTGATGGAAGTTGAATGCACAAAGTGCGGTGCAAAGGAGGATGGCGTTTTAACTGTCACCGCGCCACCACAGCGCGAATGGCAGGGGCTGACGGATGAGGAAGCCAACGAATTATGTTTTGCATCGGTTGAAGAAATCGAAGCCAAGCTGCGGGAGAAAAACATTTGATCCGGCAATCGCTATGGCGAAAGCGCCAAAGCCAGCCTCAAAAAGTTGTTGCCTTCAACGCAACAGAGGAAGATAATCCCGCCCATCAACCACCACGAAAGGAGGACGCCATGTACGGTAAAGGTAAAAAGCCGCCCAAGCCTCCGAAAAAGTGAAGCCCAAAGGCAAAACTATGATGGTTCCCCTCAACGAGCTCGGGCGTCGTATTGGTCATCTGCACCACAACGCAAAGTTTACGGACGAAACAATCGATAAAATCCGGGACATGCGCGAAGACATGGCCATGACATACCAGCAAATAGCAGATATCGTGGGCATTTCAAAACATGTCATCGCCAAGATCTGCCGGTATGAACGCCGAGCTCAAACCCCTCATCGATGGATAAAGGTTATTAAAAATGACAAAGGAGACTGAGCCCAAAAAACTCGGACGGCCACCTCAGCCAGTCCCTCAAGATAAAGCCGATGACATCATCGAATGGATTTCCGAAGGGAAAACATTGAGAGATTGGTGTCGGATTGAAGGTAATGTCAGCTTCCGTGCTGTGTACGATTGGATTGAGAAAGATGCCAATTTTGCTTCACGCTTCGCGCGCGCGAGAGAGATTGGGCAGGATGTAATCGCCGAGGAAGCGCTGGCAATC